AGAATATCAGGCCCGGCTTACCGACCTGGAAAATGCCAAACAGCGAGAACTACAGATAACCGAGCAAAACAGCCAGGATAAATTGTCAGCTGAGCAGGATTTCACCGCGGGTTTTCGTCGGGGAACGCTGAACTGGGTGGACGCGGCGCGGGATGCAAACAACCAGATGGAAAATTTTTCTGCCGGGTTGTTCGATGGCATGACCGATTCCCTCTCGACGTTCGCCATTACTGGCAAGCTGAGTTTCAGAAGCTTCACCACGTCCATTCTTGCTGACCTGGCAAAAATTGCCACCCGGATAGCCTTATCCAGCGCGCTGCAAAGCATTTTTGGGGCGGTCACGTCTTCATTTTCAGGCGGTGGCGACGGCACCACACCTTCTGGCGCGTATGACAATGCGGCGGCAGGCATAAAATTTAATGCAAAAGGTGACGTCTATAACTCGCCATCGCTGAGTTCATACAGCAATGCGGTTTATGACTCACCTCAGACCTTTGCTTTTGCTAAGGGGGCCGGTGTCTTTGCGGAGGCCGGGCCAGAGGCCATTATGCCGCTGACACGATCAGCAGATGGTTCACTTGGTGTTCGGGCTGTGGGCGGCGGTGCCGGAGCCTCAACAGGGGCAGCGCCGCAGGTTTACATCACTATTACCAGCGAAGGTAACACGTCGACCCAAAGCAACGGCGGATGGGAGCAGTTTGGTAAGGAGATTGGCAGCTTTGTCGATCAACGATACCGGCAGCTTATCAAGTCGGATATTCGCCCGGGCGGCTCAATCTGGAATGCAACAAAAGGCGGGCGCTAATGGCGATAGAAACATTCATCTGGAGTCCCCGGGTCAATCCCACGCAAACGGTCAATTACAGGACCCGAAAAGCACAGTTTGGCGATGGTTATGAGCAGGTCAGCGGGGATGGCCTCAACCCTCGTAGCCAGCAATGGGAGCTGAATTTTGTGGGCCCGGAGGATTACATCGAAGCGATCAAAAATTTCTTGGACAGGCAGGGAGGAACCAAAGCGTTTCAGTGGAAGCCCCCTCTCGAACCGCTGGGCCTTTATCGTTGTGAAGAATTTAAACCGGCACCGATGGGCGGGGATAATTATTCCCTGTCCGCCACGTTCACGCAGGCATACAAACCATGATTAACAGCGATTATCAGAAACTTGAACCGGGTGACGCCATTCGATTATTTACCGTGGACGGCAGCGCCTTTGGTATGAGTGATATTCTTCGATTTCATTCGCACAGCATACCCCACACGGAAGCTGAAATTGCTGCGGCCGGTGGCGACGAGTCTAAACTTCCGGCCAAATCAATCTGGTGGCAGAACGAAGAGTACAGAGCCTGGCCCTGCAAGATTGAAGGGCTTGAGTCCTCAACCAGCGGCAGCGGTGCGGAGCCCAGGCTCTCGGTTGCTAATCTCGACGGTTCAATAACCGCGCTCTGCCTGCATTATGACGACCTGCTTCAGGAAAAGGTCACGATTCACGATACGCTGGCGCAGTATCTTGATGCCCGAAACTTTACGAGCGGCAATCCCTCAGCCGACCCGACGCAGGAAAAGCTACAGGTCTGGTACATCGACGGTAAAACGACTGAGCTCAACACGTTCGTTGAGTTTGCCATCAGCAGCCCGATGGATTTGCAAGGACTGATGATCCCCACGCGTCAGATGCATTCTCTTTGTGTCTGGTGCGCGAGGGGTAAATATCGGACTGGCGACGGCTGCGACTATGCAGGAACGCGCTATTTCGACGATAAAAACAATCCTGTAGACGATCCGTCGCTCGATGAGTGCAGCGGTACGATGCGGGGCTGCAAACTCCGCTTCGGTGAAAATGAAGAGCTGCCGTTCGGCGGATTCCCCGGCACATCACTTATCAGGAGCTGAGCATGCGGCAAAAAACCCTTGAGGCCATCATGGCGCATGCGGGCGCCGAGTATCCGCGGGAGTGCTGTGGCGTGGTGGCGCAAAAAAGTCGGGTAGAGCGCTATTACCCATGCAGGAATATGGCCGCTGATCCGACAGAACATTTTCACATTTGCCCGGAAGATTATGCTGCGGCGGAATACTGGGGAACGGTGACGGCCATTGTGCACAGCCACCCGGACGCAACGACGCAGCCGAGCGAGCTGGATAAGGTACAGTGTGATGCAACGCTGCTGCCCTGGCATATCGTCAGCTGGCCGGAAGGGGATTTGCGGACCATACAGCCGCGGGGGGAGCTGCCGCTGCTGGAGCGCCCGTTTGTTCTGGGCCACTTCGACTGCTGGGGGCTGGTGATGAGCTACTTCCGGCAGCAGCACGGCATCGAGCTGAAAGATTACCGCGTCGATTACCCCTGGTGGGAAGATCGGTACGAGGACAATTTCTATCAGGATTGCTGGTATGAGTGCGGATTCCGCGAGTTCACCGGCGCGCCGCAGCCGGGCGACATGGTGATCATGCAGGTGCAGGCGAATAAATGGAACCATGCGGGAATACTGCTTGAGGGGAACATGCTGCTGCACCATCTGTATGGCCATCTCAGCCAACGTGTGCCATATGGCGGCTACTGGCAAGACCGGACAATGAAGGTGCTGCGACATAATGCCTTGTGCTAATCTTCTTGTGATTTTTCAAAGGGGATAAGGATATGAAAACGATACTTTTGGCTTTAGTTATCATTGGATTGGCAGGTTGCACTACAACTCCAACTCCAAGTGAAACAGCTAAACTTGTGCCTAAAGAAAGAGTTCAATGGGTATCAAAAGGTGATTCCACGATAACCATAACCCGTGATAGAGGTTGGTTTGCTGGTGGTGGTTGTTTTGTAACTGTGTTAGTTGATGGTAAATCTGTTGCAAGAATCGATACGGGAGAAACAGTATCGATTAAAGTCGATGAAGGTAGGCATATTTTAGCTATTACCGGCGATCAGGAGGGTAAGGGATTATGCGGCTTCCAAATCGGTCAACCGATCAAAGAAAACGCGACCGACATTAAACCTAATGAGATGCAAAAATTTAGAATAACAGGAGATACAAGTTCGGGATTGGATCTCAGGCCATCAAATATCTAAACGAAGCCGCGAAAGCGGCTTTTTTAATTGGAGTAAATATGCAAGAAACTATGGTGCAAATCGAGCTTGGTGGAGAGCTTGGAAAAACCTTTGGCAAAACCCACCATCGTTTAATTAGTACAGTCCATGAGGCATCAAGAGCACTTGCAGCGACGATTACTGGTTTTGAGAAATTCATGATTACAAGTCAGCGCCGCGGCCTCACATATGCAGTTTTCCGTGGAAAGAAGAATATTGGCGAGAATGATTTAGGTTTTCCAGTTACTAAAGATGTTATCCGTATAGTCCCTATAATCATCGGAAGTAAAAAGGCTGGGATGCTACAAACCATACTTGGTGCGGTATTAGTCGTAGCGGGATATGCATTATCAGGTTTTACTGGGGGCGCGAGTTTGGCCTTGGTTGCTCCTGGGGTAGCATTAATGGCAGGTGGCGTGATCCAGATGCTATCACCGCAGCCAGGCGGACTTGCAAGCAAACAGAGCGCAGACAATCAGGCATCCTATGCCTTCGGTGGCGTGACCAATACCGCCGCTCAGGGTTATCCGGTCCCGCTGGGTTACGGCAAACGTCGAATCGGCGGTGCGATTATTTCAGCCGGTATTTACGTCGAAGATCAGCAGTAAAACTCACTATTTCAATTAACCGCCTTCGGGCGGTTTTTTTATGGGCGCAATATGGCAAAGAATATTATTAAGGGCCGTAAAGGCGGCTCCTCATCATCCCGAACGCCTACTGAGCAGCCTGACGATCTCCAGTCCGTAGCTAAAGCTAAATTGCTGCTGGCGCTGGGTGAGGGGGAGTTTGCTGGCGGGCTGGATGGGCAGAGCATCTTCCTGGACGGTACACCGCTGGAGAATGCCGACGGCTCCGCTAACTTCAGCGGCGTAACGTGGGAGTTTCGCCCTGGCACTCAGGCCCAGCAGTATATTCAGGGTATACCCGGCACAGAAAATGAAATCAGCGTTGGCACTGAGGTATCCAGTGCCACGTCATGGACCCACACATTTACCAATACCCAGCTGTCTGCCGTTCGTCTGCGCCTGAAATGGCCGTCTCTGTTCAACCAGGAGGATGATGGCGACCTTGTGGGGTATTCCATCAAGTACGCTGTCGATCTACAGACTGATGGCGGCACATGGAAAACGATAATTGATACGGCAGTAACGGGCAAGACAACTTCCGGATATGAGCGAAGCCACCGTATTGATTTGCCTCCTGCCTCCAGCACCTGGACAGTGCGCCTGCGAAAAATAACTGCCGATGCCAACAGTGCGAAAATTGGCGACACGATGACCCTGCAAAGCTATACCGAGGTGATTGACGCTAAACTTCGTTACCCCAACACTGCATTACTGTATATCGAGTTTGACTCCAGTCAGTTTAACGGCAGTATTCCGCCAATCTCCTGTGAACCCAAAATGCGGGTTATCCGTGTGCCGGATAATTACGATCCGATTGCCCGGACATACAGCGGTACCTGGACCGGTTCGTTTAAGTGGGCATGGACCGATAACCCGGCCTGGATTTTTTACGATCTGGTGGTCACCGACCGCTTTGGTCTCGGCAATCGCCTGACCGCGGCGAACATAGATAAATGGACACTGTACCAGGTTGCGCAGTATTGCGATCAGATGGTTCCGGATGGGAAGGGGGGCAGCGGAACAGAACCTCGCTATGTCTGTAACGTTTATGTTCAGAGCCGAAATGACGCGTACACTGTGCTGCGCGACTTTGCGGCAATCTTCAGGGGTATGACCTACTGGGGCGGAAATCAGATCGTCGCACTGGCCGATATGCCGCGGGACATTGATTATAGCTACACACGCGCCAACGTTATTGATGGACAGTTCACGTACTCAAGCAGCACCTCGAAAACCCGATACACAAATGCAATGGTATCCTGGTCTGATCCGGCCAATGCCTATGCTGACGCGATGGAGTCTGTGTTTGAGCAAAATCTGGTTGCGCGCTTCGGCTTCAATCAGCTCGAATTAACCGCCATCGGCTGCACCCGGCAGAGTGAGGCGAACAGAAAAGGGCGCTGGGGTATTCTGACCAATAACAAAGACCGGGTTGTAACGTTCTCAGTTGGGCTCGACGGCATGATCCCGCAGCCTGGCTATGTTATCGCCGTCGCAGATGAAATGCTTTCCGGCAAAGTGACCGGTGGCCGCATAAGCTCGGTGAACGGCAGGGTTATCACGCTCGATCGTCAACCCGATGCGGTAGCCGGTGACCGACTTATTCTCAACCTACCATCCGGTGCCGCGCAGAGCCGAACGATTCAGGCAGTTAACGACAATGTCGTGACGGTGACAGTGGCCTACAGCGAAACGCCGCAGGCGGAAAGCGTCTGGGTCGTTGAATCTGATGAGCTCTATGCGCAGCAGTATCGCGTGCTTAGCGTGGCGGATAATAACGACGGCACGTTCACTATCGCCGGTGCGTATTACGACCCGGACAAATATGCCCGTATCGATACCGGCGCGCTGATTGACGATCGCCCGGTCAGTGTTATTCCGCCGGGCAGCCAGCTTCCGCCGGACAATATCGTTATCAGCTCGTTCTCTGTCGTGCAGCAGAACATCAGCACGGAAACGATGCGGTGCAGCTGGGACCAGGCGGCCAACGCTATCTCTTACGAGGCACAATGGCGCAGGAATGAGGGCAACTGGGTTAACGTGCCGCGCAGCTCGACCACATCGTTTGATGTGCCTGCCGTATACGCTGGGCGCTATCTGGTGCGTGTGCGCGCTATCAACGCAGCGGAGATTTCCAGCGGCTGGGGCTACTCGGAAGAGAAAACGCTGACCGGGAAAGTGGGCAACCCGCCGAAGCCCGTTGGCTTTATTGCGACGCCGATTAACTGGGGTATCCGCCTGAACTGGGGTTTCCCTGCCAATACCGGCGACACACTGAAAACTGAAATCCAGTACACGCCGAACGCAGATTACTCAAACCCTATACTGCTGACCGATGTGCCATATCCCCAGGCGGAATACACGCAACTTGGTTTGCGGGCAGGCCAGATATTCTGGTACCGCGCGCAACTGGTGGACAAAACCGGGAACGAATCGGGTTATACAGACTGGATCAGGGGGATGGCTAACGACAACGCCGACGACTACCTCGGCGATATTGCCGATGATTTCCTGACGGCGGAAGACGGCGAGCGTCTGACCAGCAATATCGACACCAATATCGAGGGGCTGCTTCAGAATGCGCTGGATAACAATTCAACTGTAAGCCACCAGTTTGCTCAGATGGGGCAGACCCGCGCCGATATCCTGACGATAAACACAACCATCGTTGATATGGACCAGGCGTTTGCGGAGCAAATGACGCTGGTGTCGGCTCAGTTCCAGGACGTTGACGGCCAGCTTGATGGCGTGAACAACCAGCTGGGGCTGAATACAGCAGCGCTCGAGCAGAAAATGACGTCCGTATTCAACAGCAGCGGCGGCTCAGCGATTTACAGCATGAAAGCGGGGGTGAACGTCAACGGAAGTTACTACGACGCCGGGATGACTATCGCCGTGCTGGCGCCCGCCGGGCAGCCGGTCACGACACGCATAGGCCTTAACGCTAATCAGTTTGTAGTGATGAGTGGGAGCGGCGGCACAGCGTATTCACCGTTCGCGATCGTTAATGGCCAGGTGTTTTTAAGTGAAGCCTTCATTGGTGAGGGGACAATTCAAAATGCCATGATTGGCAATTATATCCAATCCAACAACTATGTAGCGGGCAGCGCGGGCTGGAAGCTGGATAAAGCCGGTACGTTTGAAAATTATGGCGCTGACGGCACTGGCGCGATGAAGCAGACCAACACGACAATCAGTATCCGTGATGCCAGCAGGCTTAGGGTACAGATTGGAAGAATCACAGG